CGGCCACTCGCTGCCCTTCTCGAGCGCGGAGTGCAGTTGCGTCGGCAGCGCGTCCTCGCCCCACTTCTGCGCCGCCTGCCGCGCGGTCAGCCGGAACCAGCGGTCGATGTCGTCGACAACGCCCTGATGGTTCTCGCCGAAGAACGTTTCGCCAAGCGGAACGCCTTTGTAGCGCAGGCCCTTGAAGCCGTGATGCTGCCGGCCGTCGAAGGCGTCGATGAACATCGTCGCGTTGCCGAAGCCGCCGAGCGAGCGCCAGTTCGAGTTGTTCTGGCCGCGGAAGTTGGCGAGCGGGTTGCGGCGGTACTTGAACAGCAGCTTCGTGACCTGGTCGAAATAGAGCCGCGTGGCGCGGTCCTTCATCACGTAGTCGTCGTTGGCCTCGAGCGCGTGCCACTGGCTGTTAGCCGGCGTGAGCAGCGAGTCCGCGATGGCGGCGAAACGGTGCAGCGCCAGCATGCCGCTGGCGTCGACCTGCTGCTGGGTCTTCTTCTGGCCCGGCCAATTCCAAGTGCCGTAGTAGAACGTGTTCCGGCTTTCAGGCCAGATCAGCCGCGAAGCTTCTTCCCACTGCGCGGCGTGGACGTTGCGCCAGATCGTCTTTTCGGTGAACCGCGCCATCAGGCGCTGGCAGGTCTCGCGCTCCTCGGTGGAGATGTCGCGATTGCCGGATTTCTTGCGGCGGTCGAATGCCGTGGCGAGGTCATACGCCATCAGTGCACCACCAGCCGCTTCGCGTCAGGGTTGGCGCGGTCCATCGTCGGGTCGAGCCGCATGTCGGCCTTAACCCAGGCCCTGACTGCGTCGAACAGTTCGACGCGCTCTGCATCGGGGAGCTTCAGCCAGTCCGCGAGCCGCCGGAACACGTCCTGCATCTGCGTCTCGCTCTCGAACACCACATAGCCGACCTGCTTCACCCCGCCCTTCAGCATGACGTCCGCGATGACGCGGCCGGCCTTGTCGATCTTCGGTGAGGAGCACAGGAACGGCGTGTAGACGCCATGCCACTCCGGAAACACCGCGCGCATCAGGAACGGCAGAACTTCGTCGTGCGCGTCGGCGAGGAGCGACATCAGCACGGCGAGCATCGAGCCCTTGCCGTTCGTCGAGGCCAGTGCACGGCCCTGCCAGGACGTCCGAAGCTGCTCGCCGGTCATCAATGCGCTAACGGCGGCCACCGATGCTCCCCATGCCGGCGCCCGGCATCGCCAAGTCGATCGAGGCAATCCCCGTGCGGCCGAAATCGAACAAGCCGCCCATGGTCTGCCGGTCGGACATGCCGCGGAGGCGCTTCTTGCGCTCGTCGTCGGTCTCGTCCTGCTGCTGCTGGCTGAGCATGTCGCCGAGACCGAGATCGAAGGCTGCGGACACGCCGGGCAGCGGCATGGGTCAGATCACCTTGGCCGCCGCCGCCTCGACAGACGCGACGGCGTGCTCGACCTTGGCTTCGGCCGCGGCGAGCGCGTTCTTGGCGGCGAGCACCTCGGCCTCGATCACGGCGAGCGCCCGCAGCGCGATCAGATGCGCGCGATGCTCCTCGGGAATGTTGCGGAATTTCGAGCCAATGCCCTCCTCGACCTTGCCGTCGACGCGCGGCACGTCGGGACCGAGATACTTGTCCTCGGCGGCGCGGAGCTGGTCGGCGGCGGACGCGGGCGCGGCGGGTTCATCGGATGACGCGGCCTGATCGCTGCTCGCGGCTGCCGGCTCGTTGGTTGAAGCGGTCTCGGGATCGGCAGCGGCGGGCGGGACTGTCTCGTCGGTCGCGGCAGTGGTCGGAGCGGTATCGCTCATGTGCGGCGTCTCCTGAAGGATGCGCCGCGAAGATGCGGGGAGGCCGAAAGACCAGCAACGCACTGGTCAGAACAGGGGAAAATCGAGGCCGGCGGCGACCGCACCGCGGTCAGAGGCGCGGGGGGCGAACTTGGCCTGAATGTCGGTCACGGACTTCATGAAGCGTCGGCCCATCACGAGCTGCCGCATCGCGCTCAGCAGGTCGTCGTCGACCTTGTGAACCTGCCCGTTTTCCTTGTGGTAGCCCGCATACTCGTCGAAAATCTCGGTCAGGTGCCGCGCGATCAAGAGCTTTCCGGCCGCGAACCGGGTCTCCATCTCCTCGATCCCGGCATAGAAATCATAGCCGCCGTCCGGGAACGTCGAATGCTTGGCCAGCATGTTGAAGCCAAGCTTCTTGTAGGTCGCCGCGATCGTAATGCCGGCCGCGGTGTGCGTGCCGCCGTCGTGCGGCCACAGCACGGGTGCCTTGAAATACGGGTGCTTGTGCAGCGCCTCGTAGTGGTTGATCGGCAGCGCCTTGGCCATGCGCTTCGCGTCGACGATGTAGATCACGTCGTTGTCGCGATCCCAGGCGCCGAGCACCGCGGCGAATGGGTGCGCCGAATCCGACAGGCCGCCATGGCTAAAGTCGAAGCCCCAGCCCCAGGCCCAGTACGGTGGTATTTCGGCGACGTCCCTGCTGTGCTTGATGCGCTCGGTCGGCACCGAGAACACCGCGCCCTCGCCCGCCATGTCGGCGCCGAAGATGCGGGTGTCGCGCTCGCTTTCCGGCGTGTCCTTGATGATCTGCTCGATCTCCTCGTCGGGGATATGCCCGCCCTTTGAGACCGCGCAGTCGTAGATCGTCATCAGAACTTCTTGCATGCTCGAGCCGAGCTTCTGCTTGAAGCGCTTGCGCAACGGCGAAAGGCCGAGCAGCGGAGTCATCGAGCAGATGATGCGGCCGCGGGTCGTGGTCAGTCGCGCCAGCACCTCGCCGTAGATCGAGGCGTCCTCGCGGCTTACGTCCTCATCGAGCCACGGCACGTCGACCGGCTCGCCCTGAAAGGCCTCGCGGCCCATCGGGTAAGTCTTGAACCGGATCATGGCCTTGCCGCCGGTTTCGCGGCGCAGCGAAATCGAGTCGACACAATCCGACACGCCGCGCGCCATGATCGGGCGGCCGGTGATGTTGTCGAGCGGGATCAGCCCGGTGCCCATGCCGTCCTCATCGCCGACGGGGCCGAGCAGCTTCAACTGCGCGCCGTCGCGCGTCTTCACCTGGCTGGTGCAGGCGGCCCAGCCCATGAAGTCGATCGGCCGCTCGATCGGTGGCGGCTTGATAAACCGGCGCCCCTCGTACCATTCGGGGTACAGCGCCAGCGCATCCATCGCCATCTGCGCGCCGGCCGCATGCGTCTTGCCCTGCTGGTTGCCGGCCCGGAGCATCAGCTCCTTGGCCAGCGAGTTGTGGAACTCGCGCTGCTTGTCGTTCGGCCGGTAGAAATCGATGCGCCGGTATTTCTGCCGGTACTGCATCTCGGTGAACATGCGCTTGGCGTGTCGGCGAACGTCGTTCGGGTCCGGGCCCTCCTCGACGTTCTCGGCAAGATGAACGGCAGGTGCCGCGGTCATTCGACCTGCGCCTCAATCTGCTTCGCCTGCTCGGCCAACAACTTCCGATACCGCGACAGCCCGGAGTAGCCGAACGTCTCGATCAGCTTCGCCTCGGGAACGCCGAGCTCGAGCAGCCGCTTCAGGTCCGCGACCGCGGCCCGCTCATGGTCGACCACCCGCACCTCGCCGTTCAGGTTCAAATCCACCGCCGTCCGCTCGCTCAGCCCCGTGCGCGACAGCGTCATGTCCACCGCCTTCTGCGAAATCTTCTCGTTCTTACTCATCAGGTGCTCGCGCAGCTTCACCAGCGCCAGCGGCTGAAGGCTGAACAAGTATTTCGTCCCCAGCGCCCGCAGCGCCTCAAGAATGTCCTCACGCACCATGAGCCCGTGCGCCCGAACCTTGGCTCCGTCCTTGACGTCGGAGTAGCCCGCCACGCGCGCGGCCGCGGCGCCGTTGCCCCCGTTCCACATGTAGTTCCAAACGAACAGCCGCTCGCGCTCAGTCCGGAGCGATTGCATCGCTTCGGGCAGGTCGGCCAGCGACGGCATATGGGGGACCACGAGTTCTTTCACGCGACCAGCCTCATGAAGTTCATGCCGTCACGCGCATACCGCATCACCGCCTCCAGTTCGGCAGCAGTCGCATTGCTCTTGAGCACGTTGGCCCGCATCGAGATCACGAACACATTGCCCGGCACGTAGCCCTTGGTGTTGTCCCAGCGGTCCAATGATGGATTTCCAGGGTTGCGGGAATCCCGCTGGCCGTTCGGCTGATAATCGAGTTCGATGCCGAGAACGGGGCAATGCGTCGGCCAGACGAGATCGCGCACGGTGATCGTGGCTTCCATGCCCGCCTTCCGCGCCCGCCGCTTCGCGCGCTTGACCAGATGAGACTTCACGTCCCGGCGCTTGTGGCGCGGATTTTGGCGATGATAGTCGTGGACCTTGTCCGGATGCCTTTGCCGGAACAAAGCACGCGCGGCGCGCTCCTTCGCCAGAAGCGCCTCATACGCATCACCACCAGCGGCCTTGATGGCCGCCCGCGTCAACGTCGCCGTGTTTTCGGATGCCCCGTCCACATACCTATGTTTGATAACTCGGTTACTTGTCAGCAACGCACTGGGACCGAATTTTCCAGGGACCGAGAATTTTTGAGCGAGACCGCGAAAATGCCAGAAGACATGCGCAATCGCGGCGAGCTCGGGTTCGGACGGTACGGCACCCGGTACGGGGGTCTTTTCGAGGCCTCGCGCGCCAGGCCTCGCGCAAAATTCAGCCAGCCATTCCGACACATGCGAGCAATATCAATGGCTTGCGCAGGTTTCTCATTCACGTCTTATGAACGAGCAGCCGTATCGCGCGCATATCGTTCCGTATGCCGGGACAGATGCGTTACGAAGCATGCAGCGCAAGACGGCTGTTTCGCATTGTGTGTCTGTGCGTGGTGTCGTGTGTCCATTCGCGGATTGGCTTGCTCGTGGCGAGGGGCTGGCAAGGGGGACATCCGACGATGGCGTGTGGCGATGGTTCGGAGCGTGAGCCGTGCGAGCGTGTCCAGCATATATAGATAGCTATATGGTGGACACGGGGGCCTGACGCTTGGCTGCTCGGCGGGCTCGTTCGCGTCGCAGCCGTTTTGCGACTATCACCGCGCGCTGATCGAACGCTGCTTCCCGCTCGGGCGCATCCAGCTGTTGCGGCTGCG